ACAAAACTTCAGCTAATGCTTCTTCTGTTGACATCAGCGGAGACGACGGAAGTGCTACCTTGATCGATGTTAAAGCTAACGATGTCGTTCTCGGAGACGGTAACAACTTGGGTTCATTGGCTGACTTTACAGCTGCAATGGCTTAATTGAGTTAATAACACCAAATGAGTACGAAAGAGAAAAAGGGTGATATGTCATCTGTATCTTTTCGTCTCAAACGGTCACAAAAGAAGGATGTGGCTGGCATCGCTAATAAACTCGGTGTCAGTACATCCACTCTTTTACACACATGGGTAACTAGAATCCTCAATAATATGAACGGACTAGGAGACCATGCTGAAATACCGAGAGATAAATAAAAGATAAGTTTACTCATATCGAATATTAAGAGGGCAGTCTAGTTGGTTGGGCTGTCCTCTTTTTATTTACAAAGATAACAAAACTGATATACAATAGATATTATGTTAAGTCATACCGAAGGAAGTAAGATGCACGACCAAATAGCTTGTGCGTATCGTAACTGTATAAAAGTAATGGACGCAGAAGGTGTGTACAACGCTGCCCTGCTAAACGGTGCTAGACAGTTCCTAAAGGATAACAATGTTGTTATGGACTCCGGAATGGGTACTCCTCTACAAGCGTTAGCTAATGACTTAAACACTTTACCATTTGAAGAAGAAGAAACACCAAGAGATACCACCCAAGCTACGGGACTTTAGAAACTTTCTGTACCTGGTTTGGAAGCACCTAAACCTCCCCGACCCCACCGAGCTACAATACGACATCGCTGAGTACCTGCAACACGGTCCAAAGCGGTCTGTTATCATGGCGTTCCGTGGGGTGGGTAAGAGTTGGATAACAAGTGCTTTTGTAGTACATCAGCTGCTGCTGGACCCATCTAAGAACATACTTGTTGTATCAGCTAGTAAGAATCGAAGCGATGACTTCTCTACCTTTACCTTGCGAATCATTCAGGAGATTCCCATTTTACAAGGATTAAAGCCGTCAGAGAACCAACGATTCAGTAAGATAGCATTTGATGTAGGACCTGCTCCTGCGTCTCACGCACCCTCTGTTAAGTCCCTTGGTATATCATCCCAGCTAACAGGTTCTCGTGCTGATATAATTGTAGCAGACGATGTGGAGGTAGCTAACAACAGTGCTACTCAAGGAATGAGAGATAAGCTGGATGAACAAGTAAAAGAGTTCGACGCTATCATAAAACCATTGGACTCCTCCCGTATCATCTTTCTTGGTACTCCTCAATGTGAGGACAGTATATACAACAAACTGCGAGAGAGGGGTTACAAGAGCCGTATATGGTCTTCAGAGTATCCAGATGATAGAGAAGCTATAAACAACTACGGAGGCGATTTAGCACCCCTTATAGCGGATAACATAACACCCGAGACAGTCGGTACTTCTACAGAACCCCTAAGGTTTACTGATCTTGACCTGGAAGAAAGAAAGATGTCTTACGGTCGGACGGGGTACGCTCTACAGTTCATGCTTAATCCTAAGCTAAGCGACGCTGATAGATACCCATTAAAGATTAACGATCTTGTTGTAATGGACATCGATGTGGATGTAGCCCCTGAGAAGATCGTGTGGTCATCTGACCCTGATAACTGTGATAGAGAACTTCCTAATGTAGGACTGGCTGGGGATCGATTTAGGAGACCTGCTAACACTGTTGGGGATATGATACCGTACACAGGCTCTGTGCTATCTATTGACCCTTCTGGTCGTGGTAAGGATGAAACAGGGTACGCTGTTGTTAAGATGTTAAACGGTCAGCTGTTTGTTCCGGATGCTGGAGGTATTAAAGGTGGATACGACACTAAGACCCTACAACAACTCGTAGCTATCGCTAAGGATAACAAAGTTAATAAGGTAGTGATAGAGTCTAACTTTGGTGACGGTATGTTTATGGAACTGATAAAGCCTCTGTTTAGAACAACTTATCCTGTGACTATAGAAGAAGTCAGACATAACAAACAAAAGGAGCTACGGATTGTTGATACCCTTGAACCTGTGTTAAACTCTCATAGACTTATCATCGATCCTACTGTTATAAATAACGATTACAGGTCAGCTCTATCCTATCCTATAGAACAACAAACCAGGTACATGCTTATGTATCAATTAAGTAGGATAACAAGAGATAGGGGTAGCTTGGTACATGATGACCGTCTTGATGCTTTATCAATAGCTGTTGGTTATTGGGTGCAGCAGATGGCTGCTGATGTTAACCAATCTATGATTGATAGACAACAAGAGCTGTTGGAAGAAGAGTTAACAAAGTTTACTGATAGCTTTCATAAAAGAAGTAATAACAAAACTGTTGTTAGCTGGATATAGCTATTATAACAAACCTTTTAGCTATATATATTGTAATTTCTTACTTAGTTTAAATACAGTTATATATCTGTTATAGCTTCTTCTGTTGTAGGTTTATTTATAAACACACCTATCCTTAAAAAGTCAGTTAAGAACATGTTATCAGTCTCTTTGTTAAAGTAACAGCGAAAGAACGGATGTATGAGCTGTTCAACAACTGTAACTGATCTGTTGTAGCTGAAGCTATCTATAAAGGTATCTTTGTTAAAAGGAAAGCTATAGCAGTAATCAGCTGTTGTTCATGCTGTAGCTGCTGCTTGATATTATCCTTATACAACTTTTAGTAGTATTAAGTATTCAATTATAACAATGTCTAGCCGAAGGAAACATGTAAAGCATTAAATTTAAAACATCAGTGTTTAACAGGGCTACAGCGTGGTAGCAGATTTACCTATGAAATCGTCTCGTATGAAGACCGCTTCGCTTACTTCATCGCAGTGCGGACTCGCTACGCTCATCCTTGCTCGCTACACTCGACAACTGCTCTATCTTATGTATTATTAAATAACGATGAATATCAACGAACAAACAGACACCCTCCAGTACGAACTAGCAAAGCTTATATACCGGTTCAAGAAAGAGTACGATCTTAACGACTACACCATAGCTGGCTGCCTGGACTTCTGTAAGCTGTCAGTGTTAACTGAAACAGATGATGTTATCTTTGAGGGTGTAGACGATCTAGGAGAGGACGAAGAAGACACCTTTGACCCTCAGTTCTGATCGCACCTAGCTGCTCTAAGCTTCTAGAGTATATAGCAAAAGGTTTCGGTAGAAAAATCTGAGAGGCTTACCTAAAAAGATTTGGTTGAAAAAATCTGAGAGGCTTACGCTATATACGCGTGCGTTATTAATCCCCCGCATACCCGTAAGATTATTATAGGACGAGGGGTGTTATTCGCACTATATCGATTATGTCTAATAGTAAATGCTTGGTTATCAAAGACTTAGTGTTTTAACTTACAGAACTAACTCAATTATTTTCGCAAATCAACAGATATTACACCGCTTTTGCGTCGCAGATCAGGAGCTTTGATTGTCGCTTGTTAGTGTATTTGCATGAATTGCTTGTATATGTGTTTTTCTTCTTCAAAGTTCTATTTTCATTTTAAATTGAAATGATTGAAACATTGAGATCAGCGTCTCAGTCTCAACTTTGTCTCAACGTACAGGTTGCAAACTTTGCTTGTTTCTTTGCTTTGCTAATTCAATCTTTTTTCAACTTTTTTTTCAGATTGTGTTGACAGGGTGCCAGAAATAGTTTTAAGGGTTTCGGCATGATGAATACTTATACTATAAACAAATCGTTTCACAATACTTGTATCCTTAATGACATTCTTTTATTGAATGCTGTTGAAGGTGATAAGTTCATTGATGAAAATCCTGACAAGCTAACAGCTGACGAATGCGGTAATATTACTCACATAATCGGCAGAAAGGTAATCACTCCCAAAAATGCTACTTACTACGAGTTGGAAGGATATGATTATTATGATCGGGAAGACCTAAGGAACTATGTACTTAACTCTTAAAACAAAAATACAGAATAATGAAAAATTACAAAGAATACTTAGACTATTGCCAACGCCTCGCAGAGGATGTTAACGATTCCTACTCAGATGACATTGATGTAAACGATCGCATCCATGAAATTGCTGATGGCTGTTCTCATGTTATCTATTACAGCAAAGCGTGGGATTTAGTAAACATGATGCGAGAATACGATCACGAAAAGTTTAATGATGCTGTTGATGAAGTACAAGGCAACGGCTTCGAGTTTGAGGGTGATATAAATGCTCAAATGACTTGGATAGCTTACTTTCTTATCCGCAATGGCATTCATTCAGCTTATCAACAAATCGAATCGGAGGCGGTAGCATAATGAGCAAAATAAGAATCAAATCTGACCTAAAGTTTCCACCTTTCCTTAGAAAGACCCGAAAAGAGAAGCTCATAAATTGTGCCGTTTGCGTATCACTTGGACTTGCTTGGATTGCCTTGCTTTGCCTTATCTTATTTAGCTAATACCTATCAAAAATCAAACAAATGAACTATACTTCAGAAAATACAGACCCAAAGCTTTGCATAAAACAAGTAAAGCATTACGAATCCTTACAGCCTATGTCATACGATGTTTACAAAGTTTCCATTGAATGCTTGGAACGCTCTTTTGATATGGCTTGCGATGAATTAAAAGCGTACCCAAAAGGAAACCTTGGATTGACCTTGGATTCTGCAAAGGATAAACGCTGGCATGAACTACGCAAGGTAAAGGAAATATATCAGGATGGCATTAGGAAACTAAACAGAATGGCTCCTAAATCTTACCTGTTAAAAAGACGGGATGAAAGACGGGCACAAAAGCATTCTGCGAGCGTAGAGAGAGAATGCGTTGGAGCGTAGCGACATGAGCGTATCATTTATCTACCAAAACATGACCTTTTATTACCGCATCGATTCTCACAGCTCTTCCATGCCATTTATTGCTTGGGGCTGTCGTCAGTTGCCGATCAGTGGAACTAACATAGCGTCCAAGGAAGCGATGATGGAAGACATTAAAGACAAACTGAAGCAATACTATAGAAACCGACCAGTACCTGTACCTGTTTGTGATACTTGCGGATTGACAAGTGCTAAAATGGAGTCACAAAGTACCTGTCCGTCCTGTTTAACCGAAACTAATACTAATAAATAAATAATGAATACTACTAATACACAAACCACCACCATCAATAATCAAAATGTACTTACCTATTTTACTAGGTTAAAGAGTGACATTAACGGGAATCCTCGTTATAAAATATCTGCTAGTGATCTAGCTAAACTTGCAGGGATTGACTATAACCGATCCGAAACTGCTTACAATAACTTGGTCAAAGCTGTCCGTAAATTAGGAGCAGGTAAACTTAACACACGCAACCATCCTTACAGCGTCAAAGTAACCTCTTACAATATCGTACGAACAGCACTTTACCTGATCGAAAAACTTAAAGGCTAACCGATATGTATTACATCAATTATAAACCTACTGAATTAAGTAAGTGGGCAGAAGTAACAAGGGAAGAAATCAAAGCTAAAAGAAACCTTACTATTGAATCCCATGAAACTCACCGACAAGCTCAAACTGCGTTGGATGATTTACGCTATTTCGATCCTTTTGGAACTTACTGGATAAGTACAAGAGCTTGTAAGAACTGGACAGAAAACAACGGATGAGCGAAGCGACTACCAATCCATCCGATCTTTCCACGCTTGACGATCAGAGCCTTGAGGTTTTAATACAGCATTACCTGTCCGTGAAGGAACGATTACCTGATAACTTACGTGTCCGTGACAGATTGGTTGAGCTACAGCAAGAGTTACTTAACCGATCTTCTTATTCATCCATTGAGGGTGTTATAAGACAAACAACCGAGAATCCATTATGAGCATTATAACAATAGGAGCTTTTGTCCTTGCTGGATTACTGATCTTTGCATGGGCGTACGATATGCTATGAAAGAACTATTACTTGATCCAATAGATCAGATAGAGGAGCTGATGTTCCATCTATTTAACAACGATATGAACCGAGAGCTTGACGGGGAGTTCCTAGACCTTTACCTGTCCTTGCAACACTATAAAGAATATTTGGAAAAGATTGAGAGAGATGAAGATTCCTAAGAAATATATACATCAGAGTGGTCCACAGAAAGGAAAGATTAACCTTAGATTGGTTCAGACAAACTTGAAAACACTAGAGAGAGGTGATCCTCATCCAACCATAGCAGGTTTAGTTTTCATAAGATACAGAACTGACCGGGGTGGGCTTGAACATTGGAATACTACTGAATTTAGGCAGAATTACAATGCTAGAACAAACGATTGTACTCGTAAATGGCGTGAGAATAATCCTGAGAGATACGAGAAAAGTTGGAGAAGCACCCAGGCAAAACGAAGAGCTAACGGCAAAGATGCTGAGTACAAAAGTAGACCTGAAGTTAAAAAAAATTATGTTTTAAGAACTCAAAAGTGGAGGAAAAGGCATCCCGAAAAAGCTAAAGAAGTTACGAGAAAAGCAAGCAAGAACTGGCGAGAAAAGAACTTGAAAAAATGGTTAGAAACAGGTGACAATCATTTAAAAGTAAATTTAAGAGCTTGTATATATAGAGCTGTAAAGAATCAGTACTCAGAGAAAGCGTACAAGTCTATGGAGTTATTAGGTTGTACCATTCAGGAATTAAGAGATCACTTAGAGTCTCAGTTCACTGAAGGTATGACATGGGATAACATGGGCAGAGGTGGTTGGCATATCGATCACATCATTCCTTGTGCATTCTTTGACCTGACCAAACCGAGCCATCAGAAGGTATGTTTTAACTGGCAAAATCTTCAGCCGTTATGGGAGAAAGATAACTGTGCAAAGGGTGATAAGATTCCTTGGTATGTTTTGTTGACAATCTTAAAGTACAACTACAAAACCATTACCTTATGAGAGGATACAATTACGACAGCTGGTTAACCGAACCTTACGAACAAGACTATTATGAATCAGAAAAAGAACGCATCGAAGAAGAGAAACGAATCAAAGAGCATCTTGAAAATCTTTCAGTCCTTAAAACCGAGCAGGAAATCGAAGACTATCTTGTGTACTACGACCTTGAGGAAGACCCAAGAGAGACACACGGGCATCTTCTGGGAGGCTGAAGCAGATATAATACGAACCGATTTACTTGACCGTGAACGAAGAACACCACGAACTAAGTCTAACTGACCTACCACCTGACCTGCGGATCGACAAGAAGGCTATTGATGAGGGCTTTAGGTGGTTCTGGGCAAACAATCAGATCACAGGATTCAAGCGTGATAAGTACGGTGAATATGTCCGTGACGAGGATGGAAACTTAATTGCGTATCGTACATCAAAGGCACGGGTGATGAACACTGGATGGTTTGCCTTTAAGAACGAGAACAACTACAACGAAGATGAGTAGTGGGCATGTAGCTAAGATGCGTGAGTGGGGAAGAGTAGCGTATCGTAACCGACAAGCAAAGCTGAGACGGGATGGAGAGTCTAGTCACACAGCATCGTGTAAGCGTATGTTACAAAGTATGTGTCCGAAGTTAGGGGAAAGAGTGAAGCACATCATCGATCAGTTCACCAGCCCAGGGTACACAACACCACTTTACCTGACCTTCGTCATGGATATGTGTCCGTATGAAATAGCTGTTATCGCTTTGCGTACATTTCTTAACAACTTAGACAACCACTTAGCTGTTGGAAAGATGGGGCATCGTATCGGTAAAGCTTTTGAGAATGAAGCGAGGTGGAAGTATGCGTTAGAGAACTTGAGTCATAACAAGCAAGACCTGTTATCTATACCTGACCGTAAAAAACAAAGTAAGATCAAGCAGTTTTATAAGTACGAGGACACACGGTTTGAACTGTGGGATCACAGGAACAAGGTGAGTCTAGGGTGTTGGTTATTGGAAGAGATCAGATGTTGTACGGGTCTTTTTGAAATAGGATTCCGTGAAGGTAAAAGTAATTTAAAAGTACCTGAGCGTTTTGTATTACCTACCAAACAGTTTAAAGATTGGATACAT